CGGCTACCTTGCTACCGAAGCGGACAAGTACCGCTATAAGTCGGCAGCGTTCCAGTACATCGGCTTCGATGAGCTAACACAGTTCACCGAGTCGATGTACACCTATTTGATCACACGTCTACGCCGACTCTCGACATCCAAGATCCCGCTGCGTGTGCGTTCGGCATCAAACCCCGGCGATATCGGCCATGAATGGGTGCGCCGCCGCTTCGTGGACTACCGCCCTGCGCTCAAGCCAGACATCACACCGCCAGAGCGCTTGCGAGTCATCCGTCCATTCATCCCGGCGCGGCTCGTAGATAACCCACACCTGGACACCGAAGAGTACCAGACAACATTCGATGAGGTTGACGCGGTCACTCGCGAGCAGTTGCTACGCGGCGATTGGACGGTCAGCCAGCAAGGATCGAAGTTCAATCGATACGACTTCCAGGTGATCACTGCTGACGAGGTGCCATCGGGCATCGAATGGCTGCGCTACTGGGACTTGGCGGCTACCGAGCCGAAGGCCAATGCGCGCTATCCCGATCCAGACTACACGGCGGGTGGCAAGCTGGGATACCAGCCGTTGACAGGCAACTGGTACCTTGCCGATATGCGCCGCTGGCAGAAAGACCCCGGACCGACCGAGAAGGAGATCCTAGCGACCGCCGAGGACGACGGTATCGGAGTGCGCGTCTACATGGAGCAGGAACCGGGCGCGTCCGGTAAGGGTGTGATCAGCCATTACCGTCGCAACATCCTGCATCGCTTCATGTTTCGCGGGGTGCGCTCCACCGGCTCAAAGGAAGTGCGCGCCCTGGTCTTCAGCGCAGCGGTATCCAATAAGCGGTTCTTCGTAGTCAACGGGCCGTGGACCGAGGACTTCATTCGCGAATGCGAGATGTTCCCCAACGCCGCATGGCACGATGACCAAGTCGATGCTGTCTCGGGTGGTATGCAGAAGGTCAAGGGCAAGCGGCGCATTCAGGCCGTGGGACGTACCCTGGAAGAGATCGAGATTCAGGAGCAGCGTCAACGGTTCCGTCCAACGTTGGCGATCATCGCATGATCAACATCATGCTGATCATCATGATCCTCTTCGCCGTACTGATCTTTCTGGTGTTTTGGCGATGAGCCAGCGCATCGTGCGTATCCAGACGGCACACGGCGAAACCATTGCTGTGCGCGGCAAGCTTGCGGACATGATCTACTGGATCGCGCGCAACAAAGAGAAGATCGATCCGATCCATCAGGGCGAGTTGTCGTTCAACTGGTCAGAATCAGACAATGGCGAGAACGGAACGTTCCGGCCGGCATACAAGGCCACGATGGCGTCAGAGCGCCTGTCGCGCTAGGGGGTACCGATGGCGAACATCTTCACGCGGATGTGGCGAGCAACCGCGACGGCCTTCAAGTCGTTCGGCATGATCTGGTCGGGCCAGGGTGGCGGCGACACGGGGATGACCGAGCTATTCAGCTTCGGTCGGTCAACTTACTCCTATAACCGTGACGTTGCGCTTGGGCGAGACAACTCCATCGTGATGGCGGTCATCGGCTGGATCTCGCACAACTTCCCGCAAGCCCAGCTTCAGGTCGTTGAACCACAGGAAGATGGCACGTTCAACGTCCAGCCGCTTCACGAGCTTGTGCATGCGATCGAGCAGCCTAACCCGTTCTATTCGGGCGAAGCGCTCTGGATCGCTACGCTGCTCGATCTGATGACATCGGGCAATGCCTACTGGCTGATCACTAGAGGGAAGTACAACACGCTGGGCGAGTTGTGGTGGTGCCCGCAGCAGTTGATCCGACCACGCTGGAACGAGAACGGCTCCAAGTTCATCGAATGGTACGAGTACACCCCGGACCCTACACGAGCCGACAAGAAGTATCGCATCGCCGTTGAAGATGTCCTGCACTTCCGCGACGGGATCGATCCGGTCAACACACGGCTAGGGCTCTCCAAGCTTCGCTCGCTGATGCGCGAGGTGTGGACCGACGACGAAGCAGCCAACTTCTCGGCAGCGCTGCTCCGGAATCATGCTATCCCCGGAGTGATCATCTCGCCAGGGGATGATGAGTCGGAGTTCGGCCAGGAAGACGCCGACGCGCTCAAGATCAAGTACATGGGGCAGTTCGGCAACGATGGCCGAGGCGAGCCAATGGTCGTCTCGGCACCGATCAAGGTTGAGATGCTGAGCTTCTCGCCCGAGCAGATGAACCTTGTTGGTATGCGTCGAATCCCTGAAGAGCGCATCTCGGCGGTCTACGGTGTGAACGCCATCGTCGCCGGTCTGGGCGTCGGACTGGAGCACTCGACGTTCCGCAACTACTCCGAGGCGCGTGCAGCGGCCTACGAGGAATGTGTACTGCCGCTTCAGAAACTGGTCGCGGCTGAGTTGACACGAGCCTTGCTGCCGCTCTTCGGACAGTCGGAGACGATGAAGGTTCGCTTCGATGCTTCCAAGCTCAGCATCTTCCAGGAAGATGCGATGACCAGGGCGCGGATGGCGAACATGCTGGTGACTGGCGGCTGGGTAACAGTCGGCGCTGGGATGCGCATCATCGGGATGCCGGCCGATGCGCAGTACGACTACTACCTACGACGGCAGAACCTGAGCCCGGTGCCGCTGGCTGAGGGCGGTACTGCCAAGGAGCCTGCACCGGCCCCGACGCCGTTCGGAGCACCGAAGCCGGCAGCAGCAGACACGCAGCCGCCTGCCGATCTGCCGAAAGCGCTGGTGGCGGTATGACCGCGCCGCGCTGGCAGAACGAGCATCCGCCTATCGTCGTACATGTCACCACGCTACCGACAACCTTCACGCTTCTGTCGAGCATGGCCCAGCGACGAGCCGATGACGGCGCGGTCTACCTGGAGATGCGGGCGCCAAGCGGAAAGGTGTGGATCGTCGGTTCGGAGAATGGACTGGAGCGCGGACACCTTGATGATGTGTACGCCGCCGAGTGTATTCTCGATCAGTACGGCACATGGTATTTGACCTGGCATGGGCTCGATGATCCCTCTGCTACACCCCGTGAGCCAACGCGGGTAGAGGTGTTGCCGGAAACCGTGTAGAGGAAGCCGGCATCTCCGCTAGGCATCCCTCGCGATTTGTGCTAGACTCGGACATCTTCGAAGCCTATCCTTACAAGGGACGGCGCGCGGCTTAGCCGCAGCGCCGTCCATTTTTTTGCGCAGGAGCCACGATGAAGCAGTCGATGACCGGCAAATCCCTGGAAGGTATGCAGCCCCGGAAGATCATGCCGCTTGTCGATTTCAAAATGACGGATGCTGCCACAGGCGGTTTCTCCGGCTATGGCTCCGTCTTTGGCAACGTGGATTCCTACGACGACATCGTGATGCCGGGCGCGTTCACCGAGACGTTGCCAAGCTTCTTGAAGAACGGCTTCGTATCCATCGGGCATCAATGGGAAGAGCTACCGGTAGGTACCTTTGCAGATGCGCATGAAGATGATCGCGGCTTGTTCGTCGTTGCGGACTTCCATTCCGATGACTACAGCCAGCGCGCTCGCAAGATCATTTCTGAGCGCGTTGAACGCGGCAAGGGCGTCGGACTCTCCATTGGCTTCTCCATCAAGCGCGGCGGTGCGTCGTGGGCGATGGACGAAGAAGGTCAGCACAGCGGGATTCGGCTACTTACCAATCTCGATCTCTTTGAGGTTGGACTTGTCAATATGCCGGCCAACCCCGAAACCTGGGTATCTGCCGTCAAACATGCACAGCCGATGGCTTGCAACGACGCGCGGTGCGGATGTCGTCTCGTAGAGGTATCCCATACTGGATTGAAGTTCGCTGACCACGGCGAAGCGCTGCTTAGTGAGCTTCGCGGATTCATCGAGCGTGCTTCGGCGCTTGCTGCCAAGCGTGCAGGACGACAGCGAACCCTGAGTGAAGAGCACGTTGACCGGGTGACTGCACTCGTTACCGACCTACGCTCGTGCGCCGACACAGTTGAGGGACTGTTGTCCAGCAAGAACGTGGATTCGGAGGGCGAGACGCGCAACGATGCCCTTCGTGAAATCGCTCGATTCGAGATTCTGCGCGCTCAGACATTGGGCGTTGCTGGAGCAACAGCATGAGTGTCACCCTGCTGACAGAGAGCGAGGCCAAAGGGCGCTCTCTTGCGGACCTGAATGGGCTGCTCAAGTCCCATGCAGATCACGTCAAAGAGTTGATCGAGAAGGGCGGCGAAACGCTGGCCCTGAACGACGCCGAGGTTGTCGAGCTACGCTCGCACAACGACCAGATGTCGCTCCTGGGCAAGACGCGAGATGACAAGCTCGAACTGTTGAAGATCGGGCAGCGCGCTACCGAGGAGATCGCCGGCCAGAAGGACGTGTCTCGCACGCTTCCACACCCGACCGATCGCGCCCCGGCTCCCAACGGCTCAGGCCGCGCGTCGTCAGCCAAGGGCATCGGTGATCAGTTCATCGACTCCGATGTCTTCAAGGGCTACCGACCTTCGGAGCGACGGTCGCCGGCGCTTGACCTTGACGTTGGCTCGATGCTGTCGATGCGTTTCCAGGGCTATGAGGAGCGCAAGGCGTTGATGGTGTCGGCGGATGTCGCCGGGATCATCCAGCCCGAAGCACTCTTCGGTGGCCAGCCGCTGGAGATGCTGACGCGACGGCCGGTGGTTGCCGATCTCATCCCGCAAGGTACCACGGGTAGCCCGTCGATGCGGTACGTTGAGGAAACGGTCAACACCAACAACGCCGACTTCGTTGCTGAGGGCGGAACCAAGCCTGAGTCCGCGCTGGGCTTCGCTGACCGTACCGCGACGGTGCGCAAGATCGCTACCGTCCTGCCGGTCACCGATGAGCTGTTCGCGGATGCGCCGGCGATGCGCTCCTACGTGGAGGCGCGGCTGCGGCTCTTCATGTCACTGCGTGAAGAGTCAAGCCTTGTCGCAGGCACGGGCGTTGGACTGGAGTATTACGGGCTGCTGAACGTGCCCGGCTCGCAGACCAAGGCTACGTCCGGCTCCGGCGGCAACGTGCTCGACACGATGATGCAGGCGATGGTCGCCATTCAGGTGAACTCGTTCCTGGAGCCGTCTGGTGTGATCATGAACCCGCTCGATTGGGCGGACATCATCACCCTGAAGACCGCCGATGGCGTGTACATCTGGGGCCAGCCGAACGCCGCGCCGGGCGTCGAGCGTGTCTGGGGTATGCCGGTCGTGTCCACGCCGGTGATGCCGCAGAATACCGCCGTGGTTGCGGCCTTCAACTCGGCCATGCAGATTTTCCGTCGTGAGGGCGTGACGTTCTCGGTGTCCGACCAGCACGCCGACTTCTTCATCACGAACAAGCTGATGCTGCGTGTTGAAGAGCGGCTGGCGTTCGTGATCTACCGGCCGTCTGGCGTCTGCATCGTCACCGGGGTGTAAGCCATGAACTACGTCCCGATGAACAACCCGATCCCTGGCGGTAGCTCGCGTGTCACACAGATGCCGGGCGCGCCAGTCACTGGTACTGCTGAAGTGCAGACGATCAGCAGTACCGCAACCACCGGCTCATACCGACTGGACTTCGGCGGGGCGGTAACGCAACTGCTGAACGCCACCGATGTGGCAGCCACGGTGCAGACCGCGCTGATCTCGCTCCCCAACATCCCTCCTGGCGGGGTGGTTGTTGCGGGCGCAGGGTTTCCCAAAACGGTCACGTTTGCCGCTGAGCTTGCCACGGGGCTTCAGCCGCTGCTCAAGGTCGTCAACTCCACGCTGAATGCGGCGGCGACTGTCGCGCGCACAACGCCAGGGGTTGCGCCAACGCTCAAGGGCGCCGCCAAGGGGGCAATCGCCGTACGCGCAGACACGGGCATTGCGCATACGAACACCGGGACTCCAATCGCGCCCGTGTGGACACCGATCTGATGGCTGACGTTCGCGCGTACATGGTCTGTCCGGATTGCGGTGCACCTGTTGATCCGGAGCGGGGCGTGTACTCGTGCGTGCCGGAATCAGGGAGCGGAGTCACGCGCATATCGGAGGAGCAGATGGCAACAGGAGAGCAGGTAGCCCTCACACGACGGGTGTACCTGGACGATTCCAAGTCAGCCGCGATCCCGGCTGAGGCCGAGCCCAAGACCAAGGCCGAGGGGCGCGAGGGCGAGCCGGTACCGCCGCCGGCCGAGGCAGCATGGCTGCTTGGCCCGCCAGGGGCTGTGTTGAGCCGTGAGCGGGCCGAGGCGCTGGGTTTGAGCGAGGGTGCCGATTTCGGGCCAGTGCCCGATCCGCGGATCGCCATCGCTCAGCAGGAGATCAGCAACCGAGCGACCATGCGCCGCTCAGAGGCTGCGGTACTGCTGCCAGGGCCGCTGAGCACCGAGACTGACCCGGTCAAGCCGTCCTTTGACCGTGAGACTGGTGAGCTACTGGAAGAGGGCAAGCCGACGCGGGCCGAGGCCGAGGTGATGGAGCGCGCCCAGGTCGAGCTACCCGAGGCTGACAAGCCTGCGGCTGGCGGGCCGAGCCCGTTGCCACAGCGTGGGGGTGGCGCACAGCCGCATCCGACCGGACCGACTGGCACGGATGCACCAG